AGATCCGCGATGCTCTGCTCGAGGTCTTCGCCCTCGGCGCGCAGGTTGAAGCCGGGCTCTTCGTGAAGGTCTTCGAGGCGAGCCTTCATCGCATCCGCGCGCTTCAGGTCGCCGTCCTTGATCATCTGCTTGAACGATTTGGCCGCCATGGGGCCTCCGTCTGTTGTGATTGCGTGGTGGCTGTATGGGGGAGTGGTCTGGCCGGTGCTGAGTCTCTGTCCGACTGGATTGGGTCATCTGGCGGCGTGACTCTGAACTGATTCAGGTGGTACCCGCAGCACACGCTATACCCCTAGCGCTGTGCGGCCAGACCACTCTCCGATACAGCCTGGCGATGGGGAGCCAGGTGGATCGGGCCTGCGTTGGGGAACCCGGCAGGCGCGGGTGGTACCCTGTTACCGGCAGGGCGGCGGGTTAGCGCATAGCGCCCTGCACGACGTGCAGCAGATGCAGGGCCAACTTCATCGCCTCTTGCGGCGTCATGAATGCAGTGAGGGTGCGGCCATCGCAGGAATCGCTCGTCTGGAAGAACTCAACCGCGACTGGATGTACGGCGCCGGCGATAGTGCGAACAGTTGGTTGTACGCACTCCAGCGGCCTCGCCCCCTTCTTGCTGAATTTCTCGTGAACTCTCATGTCCTTTCCTCGGTGATGCCGGCAGGGCGGCGGGTTAGAACCGCTTCTTGGCATTTTCATTCACTTCGCGCTTCCTGCGATTTAGCTCAACAATCCGATCAATTTCATCGTCTTCGGTGATCTGGGCGAATGCCGCGAGGACTAGGCGCGAGTAGTCACGCCCGTCTCCTTTCAAGCTTGCTGGCCCAGCTTTTGGTCTTATCTTCATGCGATACCTTCAAAAGTTGTGCTCGATGCGGAAACACCAAAGCGCGCCCAATTGGACGGCGAGTAGAACTGAACGACTTTGGCAATTTTGATGATGTGCTCGGCGCCAAAGCGGAACGACTTGCCTTTGTACTGGCGCGGCTTTGTCAGCTTCTTGTCGAGGCAGGTGGCCCCAACCAATCGCCCATCGCTAAGGCGAACTCCATGTTTCAGGGCGCGACCACAGTGCTCGCAATTGCAGTCGCTTTCGTAGCCCACGATTGAAATCTGGTTCATCTCTGAATCCTCGGTTGACTTCCCAATGCCGCCTCATCGAAGCGGCATCAGTGAAGTGGTCAAATCGGCATCAGGTCGCGCGCCGGAACAGTTGCGCGGATCAGTTCGCCATCGCGGGCACCCTGGCCCCAGTATTCGATGCGGTAGCCGCGCGATGTCTTGCCCAGTACAGTGGCGCGTGCTCGACCGAGGTAGCAGGCTTTGTCACCTGCCTTGTATGCGTTCATGTCTTGCCCTCTTGACCGGATTCGTTGACTTCCTCGATGCGCCTGTACCCAAGCGCATCTGAGAAATCGGATGCCGCTTACGGCGGCAAGTCGGTCAGATCACGCACTTTCCTCGTCGTACGACACAGGCTTATCCCCACTTGGGGCACCCACAACGCCGGTCCGGAAATCCCCAGCCTTACAGGAGCAAAACCTTGGGTAGCGCTCTGACTGGTTCCGTTATGTCGCCACGGTTTCCTTGGCTTGCTCGTTGACTTCCTCGATGCCCCTCTTGCGAAGGGCATCTGAGAAATCGTTTATTCATGGGTTTATGCTGAGTAGAGATACCAAGGGTTTAAACCGTCCTTGTGCCTCCAGATGAATCGGTCAAGCTCATGCGAACATGGCGGTTTGAAAATGCAGATATTCCCGTCGACTTTCTCGCACCAACCGATCAGCTCGCCGGCTGGCTTGGTCATGTGCTGCTCACTGGCGAAGATGCGGCAGCCCCGCATCGGCTTGAAGAACTGGTACCTCACGCGTGCATCCGCACGGTGATGTAGCCGTTGCTGGCAACAACGTGGTCCCATCGGTTGAACCAGATGAGGTCGCCGAACTTCTTCATGGCGGCCTGGCGTACCTTGATCAGCACGTCATCCGGTGTCTCGTTGCCTTCCGGCAGGGCAATCCAGTCCAGGCGCTTGCCGTTGCTCAGGTGCGCATCGACATTGAATTGAGCCATTTCAGTCTCCTTACCAGGGTTTACCGGCGTTGATGTATGCGCTTCCTGCTAGCTCGGTTAGAGCTAATAGCTGCCAGGAGTCGATCGCTCCGCCGTAGTGCAATCCGCGCAGCATTCCGACCGTTTCGTAGTACTCGATGCGCGCTCGGTGTACGTCGTTCTCCCTGCGAGTGATTCGAAGAGACTGGCGTAACGCTAGTGAGGCCTTTTCATTCATCGCATGCCCTCCAGGGCGTGTTGACTTCCTCGATGCCCCTCTTGCGAAGGGCATCTGGGAAATCGGTGTTTCTCGCAAACCCTCACGCCGGTAGTCGGTGGTGAGCGCATTGCGCATTTCGTACCGTCCAACAGGTCTCACTTGCCTACCTCCGCAAACGATGCCCGATTGCAGAAGCGTTACTGGCGCCTGTTGGCTCATGCCTGGTTGTTAAAGAGCGGTCGGCTCGGCGGCCTCGGCATCGCTGCCGTGAATTAAATATGTACCATTGGTTCATATTAGGTCAAGAACCAAAAGTACATATTTTTTCGATAGGCAAGAAAAAGCCCGCGCTAGGCGGGCTTGGGGGAGGGGATCAGAGGAGGGATTTTGGAGGCTTCAGGTCAATGACTCGCCCGATTACTCGAACGTTCTCGGTAACCTGCAGGGGCTTGTAGTCCTTGTTCAGAGGCATCAGGTACTCGCGCCCTGCGTCCCGCACGTATTGCTTGAAGGTAGTCTCGCGCTGTTTCCCCGGCTCATACAGGAGGGCGACATAGAACTTCCCACTTACCAAATCAAAACCCTCTGGCTGGACGAGAATCCTAGTCCCTTCGGGGAATGAGGGCAGCATCGAGTCGCCATGGACTTCAAGCCAGTAGCCGTTCTCGCCGGCCTTCGCTTCGGACTCAATCCACTCCTCAGCATCGCCGGGTTGGAAGTTGTCATGGCTTTCCGCCCATGCGCCAGCAGCTACCCAACTGATCAATGGATACCCCTTCTTCTTCCTTGAGGGCTGAGCGGTGGGTTGCACGTTGCCATAATCGCCAGCCCGCTCCGCAACCAGGTTGCGCACCGCGTCTTCTGTCCGATTGGACGTCATGTACCGGCTGTTCTTTTCGCCCTGTCCATGCTCAAGCCAGTCAACGCGCACGCCGAACGCATCGGCGATCGACAGCATGGCATCGCGCTCGGGCATGCTCTCCAAGTTCATCCACTTGCTGACAGCTTTCGGTGTGCGCTTTGTGATTTTTGCCAGTCGAGCGCCGAGGCCCCACTCCTGAAAGCCTGCATCAGATGCGGCCTCCTTCAGGCGGGCGATGAACGCTGCGCGGATTGTCTGCATGTCTTGAACCATTCGTTCACTTTCTCACGTCCTTGCATGTACTTTCAGTTCCTGCCTAATATGTACCTAATGTTCATATTGGCCGGAGGCCGCATGCGCGAACTCAAGCAAGCCGTCGAGAAAGCCGGCGGCGTAAGTCAGGTGGCTGCGAGCTGCGAGGTAAGTCCTCGAGCCGTTTACAAGTGGCTGGCAAGCGGCCGTCTTCCGCGGACTGACTACACCGGCGAAACGGACTACGCGGAGCGGATCTGCGGGTTAGCAAGAGGGAAGGGTTTCGATCTATCTCCCGCCGATCTCAGGGCTTCGACGCGGACTGGCGTCCAGGCCGCTTAACAGAGATTCGAATGCTACTGGCTTGTGCTGGCGCTGGTCAGTTCCCGATGACCCCTGTTCGGGCATCCAGTAGAGCAGACAGCAAAAAGCCCGGCGGCTACCGGGCTTTTTGAGGAGGCACCGGAAGGCGGTGCCGAACATCCAACGGAGACGAATATGTCACAAGTTGCAGTCATCCAACAAGGCCCGGTCCTGGCGATGAGCAGCCGCGAGATTGCGGCGCTGGTCGAGTCCCGACACGACAACGTGAAGAGGACCATCGAGCGCCTCGGCGAGAAGGGGGTCATCAGGTTTACTCCATCGGAGGAAACCTCCCACGCTGGCGCTGGGGCGCGGCCCGTGAGCGTTTACCTCGTCGACAAGCGCGACAGCTTCGTTGTTGTTGCCCAGCTCAGCCCGGAATTCACTGCGCGCCTGGTGGACCGCTGGCAGGAGTTGGAGTCTCAGCTAGCGCATGGTGTGCCCGCCGTCCCTACGAATCTGGCGGATGCACTGAGGCTGGCTGCTGACCAGGTCGAGAAGAATCAGGCGCTGCAGTTGGTCATCAGCGAGCAGGCGCCCAAGGTCCAGGCCCTGGAGCGGCTCAGCGGTGCGGCCGGCACGATGTGCATAACCGACGCAGCGAAGCACCTCAAGATCAACCCCTCCCGGCTCTTCGACTGGCTCCAGCAGAACCGATGGATCTACCGCCGGAGCGGCTCCGCTCGCTGGATCGGCTATCAGCCACGAATCCAAGACGGCTGGATCATGCACAAGGTGACGGTTCTCGGTCGTGACGATCAGGGCGACGAGCGTGCGGCGAGCCAGGTACGCATCACTGCCAAGGGGCTGTCGGTGCTGGCGCGGAAGATTGAGGAGGGCAAGCTGTGATCCTCGGTAGCGTGTCGCGACACGAAATTACGAATCAAGAAAATGTGTCGCCGGAGGTGAGTCAGTGAGCACGATCATCATGTCGGCCTGCTGGCCACTCCAGGGCCTGACGCCGGCGCAGAAGGCTGTGCTGATCAGCCTGGCGGATAACGCGAACGACGAGGGCGTGTGCTGGCCTTCGGTGGCGAAGATCGCCGAGCGCACCTGTCTGTCCGAACGTGCCGTGCAGCAGGCCATCAAGGTGCTGAACGAGTGCAAGGCGCTGAGCATTGAAGCGCGCCAGGGGCGCTCGACGATGTTCACCGTAACCCCCGCAGCATTTGCACCCCCGCAGAAGGTTCACCCCCGCAGGAAATGCACCCCCGCAGCAAATGCACCCACCCCCGCAGATGCTGCACCCCCACCCCCGCAGGATCTGCACCCCACCCCCGCAGATGCTGCACCCAGAACCGTAATAGAACCTACAAGGGAACCATCAGGAGAACCGTCACCTTTGCCGACCCGTTCCGGGCCGGCGGCTGGCGAAGCGCTGCAGGAGGCTTGCCGGAGTGTGTGGGCAGCGTACCGGGCAGCGTACGAGGCGCGCTGGAGTGTTCAGCCGGTGCGAAACGCCAAGGTCAATTCCCAGGTGAAGCAACTGGTGGCCGCCCTCGGCAGCGAGGCTCCAGCGGTGGCGGCGTTCTTCGTCGGGCTGGATGACAAGTTCCTGGTCGACAGTTGCCATGAGTTCGGGTTGCTACTGGCCAAGGCTGGCGCTTACCGGACGAAGTGGGCGACAGCCGGTTCCGCGCCGTCGACCGATTGGACTGACCAGGTGCAGCTATGACCCGCAGGCAGTTCGAACCGCAATCGGTCGGTGCTGTGCTGGCGCATGTGAATC